AGCACCGCCGCCACCGTGCTGGCGAAGTCCGTCACTGCATCCTCCGAGAGATCGGGAAACCTCGCGTGCGTCATCTCGTGGATGATCGTGTCAAGCCTGTCCACGCCTGCCGCCTTGTCGCGAATCCGCACCCGCCTTTTCGTCCAGTCGCAATCGCCCCACCGATCTGGGTACAGGTTCGCCACGTACTCGAGCCGCCACCAGTGCCGGCGGATGTGGACTCGCAGCCGTTTTGCAATCTTTAGGCGGGGCATGGGCACCAGTGGACAAAACCACGGAAATCCGTCAACGCCGAAAAATCAGCCGATGCCGAGCCGCTTTCCCAGCTTGTTGAGAGCGGCTTGCCGCTTGTCGCAGCCGCACGGCTTGCCGAGCACGCGCGACACCAGCTCCTTTGTGATACCAACCGACGCAAGCCCTGCCGCCACCATGTCGCCGAGGCCGGGAGACGCAGGCTTCGGCGGCGGCTTACACCTGCGGAACGTCGGCAGCACGCGAGCAACGTGGCCGCATGTTGTGCAGGTGAGGGTCTTTGGATCGTAGGTGCAGTAGTCACTCACGCCACACCTACATCAAGAGTGAAAACGTGCGAATACGGCTGCACTGTGTACTCTGGTTCTCCAAATGCGCCTTCCCCGGTCACTGTGATTTCCTTGCCGTAAAAATCAATCGACAGCGGGTTGCCGCCAGGGCAAAGGTTCTGCTGGCATATTGAATCGCAATCTGTGCCTGGGTCATACGAAAACAATGGTTCTGTTGCGCCGCTGCGCACGGGAGACCACGTCGAGTTTGGGGGGTGATCTGGGTATATCTGCGCCCAGGCAGTGACGCGGCAGCCGCTGCATTTATTGCACTTCACGGCGTCCGACAAAGTGCCATCTGACAAAACCGGCGTAATTTGTTTAGGTCCGCCACCAAAGCCTCGGCAGCTTTCCAGAGAAACAGACATTAGAATATCTAGGTTTTCAGTCGCTTCGCCAGGATCGAATGCCCCCGCAAATAAACCAGCCAGAGGAACCGTAAATTCGCCTGAGTATGTTCGGCAACTCGTTCGTGACAGAACATAGTCCCCATCTGGAACGCCGGTGAGAATGTAGTCCCAGTCGTGGTCAATCGCATCTTTTGACCACGAAAATAGCGTTGTTGGTGTTGCTCCAGTAACAGAGACAGTGATTTCATCGGGAACAGCTGCATCGTTACCACAGCACGTATTGCATGAGCATGGTCCGTTATAAAGAGCGTTATCGTCGTATGTCCCACCCTCAGTCACAACAGCTGTTGCCCCGCTTGGCGCAGTGGCGGTGAACTCAAACGGCTCATCAACGGCAACGAAAGTGGTAGATGTCATAGTCTCATTGCAGAATGAATAAGGCTCGCTGTCGTCACCAGCTACGCCGCAGTTCAACTCTTGCTCGGCGTACACAATAGGCGCGGAGTCAGGGCCTCGGTATACAACGCGAACGCCGCCCCTTGAGTGGCTTACTGTTGATCCTGTGCAAAACCGATGTGACATCCAGCAAGCCGGTTCGTTGTCGTGGTAATAAAGGTCTGGGTCGTCGGGCGTCTCACACGACGACGCCAATGAGTTCTCGCACGAACGCTGGCCTTTTTTCAGAACAATGGACCGTCCGTCCCATGTACCGCAGCACCGCTTGACCCACAAGTTTCCGTTGTACCCCGAGCCACCGGCAGTTACGGTCGCCCCTGTGATCTGCCCGAACTGCGGGCTCTCGACATCGCTATTGATGCTGACTGTTAGTGTCGCGCCGGTCCCGGGCGGGTCGTTCGTGTCATTCACCGTAACCGTCACATCAGCTAGGAGCGGCGGCTCTGCTGGATCTTCGGTGTACGACTCCCCTGCGTCGTCGACGGTAACTGAATCGACGGTGATTCCGATCTCCCAGAACTGCCCGCCGTCGACGACTTGGATGCTGTGTATGGAGCCGTCGTCGTGATAGCCCTCGCCGGGCCAGTCGACGACGGCTTCGTCAACGACTCCCGTGTCAAGCCAGTATTCGCCACCGTCGGTAATGCTAACAGCCAGGATCTCGCCGCCCGTGTCGACGCTTGTGACCTCAACGGTGCCAGAGGAAATCGTATTGCCATTGGAGGTGTCAATCGTAAACGTGTCGCCAACCGTGTAGCCGGTGCCTGCGGAGTCAATTGAAGTGCCGGTGACGCTCCATGAGTCGCGGCCTTCAAAGTCGGTGCCTTGCGTCATCGTGAGCGAGATACTAGCACCGCTTCCGGTAACGCTCGCTGGGGTGAGGAAAACGGCAGGCTCGTCCCGCACAGTGCGCACTTTGACCGAAGGCGTATCAAGGTCAACGTCGCGATACGGGTCTGACGGCGAAACCGTCAGGTACTCTTCGTCGGAGTAGCCAGTCCCGCCCGCCCCGACCGCCACCGAGTCCATGTACCACGTCTCGTTCGGGGCTCCGTATCCGTTTGCTGTGTACGACGGCGTCAGCGTGGCGTCGTTGTTTCCACCGGAAAGTTCGTAGACAGGTTCCGACCGATTCGTTCTGACAACCAGTTGCTCGGTGCCTTCGCCTGCGTTCAGAAGGTCTTCGGCCACTAGGATGTAGTCGCCATCGGTGTAGTAATCATCGCTGCCGCCGTTCACTACAGTCACGCTTGTGATCTGCCACGAAAGCGGCGGCACTGCGGACAGAACGCCGACGTTCACCGTGAGTACCGCGCCGCTGCCGTTGTCCTCAAGCTCCAGCGTCGGCTCGGAGCGAGGCAGTTGCACCGTAAAGGCTGGCGATCCGAACGAGTCCAGCACCGGATACGTCTCGGTCTGGTTGTGCGTGAGCGAAAGAATCTGACCGCTACCGCCAACCGTGGCGACCGTAAGCGTGACTCCAGTGCCGACGGTGAACGTATCTCCGACGGTATACCCCGTGCCAGCCGCAATGATCTCGACACCAGCCACAGTCCAGTTTGTGCCACCGACCCACGCAACCCGCAGCCTCGCACCAGTTCCCGTTACGCTGCTAGCAGTGGCTTTGTACTCGGGGAAATTGCCGACCTGAACGTCGATGTAGGTCGTGTCGTCGTAACCAGACCCGGCGTTGTCAATCGTGACTGAATTGACGACCCACACTGGCCGCCCGCACGCATCTTCGTCTTCGGTAATCACGGGCGTCACTTCAGCACCAGACCCAGGCCCGACCACGGTGAGCTTTATGTTCGGCTCGATGCGGCCAAGCACGGCGTACCCAGAGCCGCCATCGGTGATGATCGGGTCAGAGACCGCCCCGGCGGCTGCGTCTGGCGGCGGGGCTGATACATGCCCGGCGGCTCCCGAGCCAAAACACGACGAGATCGTTAGTGGGATTTCGGAGCGGTCAGGGAACGCGTCCGCGAAGCCAGAGAGCGTCACCGTTATAGTTTCGGGAAGGCATCGCGAAGCCATGACGGCCTTGCGGCCATTCATCACGACTTTTCCGTCGCGCATAACCGGCTTCAAGTCGCTCATGCAGCGGTAGACTCGCAGGATGTGTAGTCGACAAACTTGGCGATGCCAAGCTCAAGCACGAAAAACTGAAATGTCGAAGCGGTGTTGTGCCCTGGTAGCTTTGCCATATCAAACGACACCAGCTTCATCTCGCCGCCGTTGCGAGCCGCCCACCCCCATCCAGACGCAAGACCAATGATTTCGTTGCGTGCCGTGAGCGTTGCGCCAGCCGCGGTTCCGTTTCGGATCGTCACAGTGATGGTCTGGCCGGTGTACCAGTTGCCAGACCATGAAATGCGGCGAAGGTCTTTGCCTGTTTCTGTCGTTTGTTTTTCGAACGTCAGCGGCTTTGCCGCCGGCCTCATGTCTTCGACAGTCCGAACAGCCTTGGCGATTCTCGCTGCCGAAAAAACATCAAACTGCGTCAGGGCTGTCATTGGTTACACGCCGAGCGGAGTTGTCGGGGGCGTTCCGAACAACGATTGAAAATTGATTTCGGGATTTACGCGACGATTGAGAATCGACGGAGCGCCGCCTGTCTGAGCCCCTGACCCGTTGAGCCCAACCGGATTGGGCGACGGAATCCACTCGCCATTCTCAAAATCAAAAACCATGCAGCGGCGTTTTTGTCCGCCGCTAAGAAAGTTGAAGCCTACGTCGGGTAGTTGGTAATTGTGACCGCTTTGCCGGAAATGCAGTTCTGCCGTCGCGTGCCAGTACGGGGCCGAGCCTTGCTCTGCCGTTTGCTGCACTTCTACGCTATTGACCTTCCACGTGTGGGCGTTGCAACCGAGATACACGGCGTTGTTCACGTGATTCTGCGATCCAATCCAGTCGGTCGGCAGGCTGGAGAAGTTCTTTTGAACCCGCGCCACGATGGTCGCTTCCTGCGTGACCAGCCCCGAAAAATAGTCGTAGGCCGAATTGGTCAGCGGCCTCATGGTGGTGTTGCCGCTGCCGTCGTAGTAGTAGAGCGCCGGCACTTCACCTGGCGCGGACACAAACTCCCATGTCGCGGCACGCTGATCCGGCGACAGAAGCTCATTGGCAAGGACAACGTCATACTCGACGGAAACGTGAACGTGATATGGCGAGCCGTCGTGCCCCTCCGTGTAGGTGATCTTTCGCACCTTATAGATGCCGGTCTGCACGGTGCCATAGGTGGGGTGCAGGTGCCCGATGTCGGGAATCAATCCTGTGTTGAATACGTCCGACTCCGACGATGGGCTGAAGACTGAGTCGTCCGATAGGACGACGACAAACTCTCGTGTCAACTGCCTCGGCTTGGCTACCTCGTAGACATTTTTGCGAAACAATTCTTTGACAGATACGACGGCCATGACTCACCCTAGAGCAGCGTTGCGGGAATGCCGATCCGACTCAGGTTTTGCGTGATTCCTGTCGCAATCTGACGCAGGATTTTGGTCGCTAGCCGCTGCTCGATAAGCCGCGGGTCTTGCGCGTTCGCAAACAAGCCCAGCACCAGGGCGGCACCTTCTTGCGTGCGTGCGTCGGCAGCGCTTACCGTGCGAGAGCCAAGCGTGTTCAAATCTTTGAGCAGTTTGCGTTGACGATCAGCGGCAGCGGCAAACGCTTGATTGACTTGATCGACGGCGTTGGTGGCGGCTGTTTGCGTTGCTTGAGCCTGATTGCGAGCAGCGTTTGCAATGACTTGCTGCTGCGCAAGCTGGGCCTGCTGGGCCGTGTTCGCGGCCCGATTGATTTGCGTGTTTGCCTTCACCTTGCCATCGGCGATTTTCTGCTCTGTGCGTTGCAGCTTTTCTAGCTGCCGCAATTCTTCCTGCCTCGCCTTTGCGGCACGAAGGTCGTTTTGCTCACGCGCCGCCTCGATTGACTTGCGCTGAACTGCGATGCGCTCTTCAATGGCACGAATGTTTTCCGCAGCTTGTTGCCTTCGGTCTGCGTTTTGCTGAATCGCTGCGGCTTCGGCCCGCTGCTGCTCGGTCATCTGCGACTGCATGAACTGGTTGAGGCGGTCGTTCGCCTCGACGCGGGCCTGAAACGCCCGCGCCTGCTGCTCGCGCTCGCGGCGATCAATCTCTTCCAGGTGCGCCAGTCGCTGATTGAATGTTGCCTGTGCCGCAGCCACTTCGGCTTGGTAGGCATCCTGGCTGAGAATCCCCGCACGGACTCGCTCTTGCGCGTTGGCAATGCCCTCCTGCAACTGGTAAGCCGCCTTTGCCCCCTCGTTGCCGAACTTCGACACTTTGTCGATGAGAGCGTCGAGCGTTTTTGCCGTATCACGAAAAGCCTTGTCGAATCCTTGCTCAAACCCTTGTTCGTTAGCTTGCTGCAAGTCTTCGAGTTTTGCCTGGATTTGGTCGAGCTCTGCAAGACGCGCGGCGGCTGCATCGGCTTCGCCTCGGCTATTAGCGCCCCTGGCTGCGGCTAGTTGTTCTTGCGTTCGCGCTATTTCCCTATACACGGCAGCCAAGTCGTCTTGGAGCTTGTTGGCGTCTTCGCTTGTTTTCAGCAACGCTTCTACTCGCTTTTGATCGGCTTCGATTTGCAAATTAGCGGCCACGGCAGCCTCTCGCCGCTTGCGGTTTTCTTCGTCAATCGCAGCGTTGACCGCTTTCTGAAGTCCTTCTAGCCTTGCGATCTCGTCGGCTGTTAGCTCGCCATCTTTATGAGCCGCAGCCATCGACCGCTCAAACTCGGCCATCGCTTTTGCCGCGTCGCTTGTGTGGTCAATCAGCCCGTTGAAAAGCGCGTCAAACCTGTCTCGTAGTTCCTCGGTATTCGACTCCAGCTTTACCTCTGGAAGTCTGGCGTTTTTGATGTCCGCAGACAGGGTTTGCACAAACTCTCTCGCAGAGCCGCGCCCGGCATCTGCGGCACTTTGCGGCGCTCCCGCAAAAACTTCAACAACTGCATTTGCAGCATTTGTAGCTGCGCTCTCCATGTCTTTTGTGTTTCGCTCTAACGACTCACGGGCCGACTGCTGAAGATCACGCCCAAACGCCTCCATGTCGCTCGAAACCCACGATCCAATTCCTTCGAGCACTGCCCCAAGAGCTATGGCGATTCCATTTCCTATTGACTCAAAAACGTTGAATATCACTCGCAGGCTTTCGACTGCTACGGTTATGGTGTTGCCTACGCTCCCCAGCGCTGAGCCAATAGCACTGAATGCTGCCGACACATCTCCAAGGCGGTCAGAAAATCCGCCAAACTGCTCGACCGCATAATCGAACACGCCGGCCAGCACATCGGCCCCTTTTAGGAGTACGTCGCTGATGGCATTGGCAATACCTGTCCCTCCCTCGCCTTCGGCTCCACTCCATTCTTCGACGAATCGCAAAAACTGTTCCGTGACCTCAGTGACGGCTGGAGCCAGATTGCCAATAACTTGACCTATGATTCCCTGCAAAGTGGCGCTCACAAGGTCAAACGCGTCATTCATTGCTGAGATATTGGCAACCTGTTCCTCTGAAACAATGACGCCAAGCCGCTCGGCTCGCTCGCGCAACTCGTCAATGCCGGCAGCACCCTCACGGAAAAGCGGCGCAAGCGCGGCCCCTTGCTTGCCAAATACCTCGACGGCAGCCGCAGCCCTGTCAGCCGCAGTCGGCAGTTGAGAGATAGCATCTCCGATGGCAGCGAATTGCTGTTCAGGCGACAACGCGCGCAACTGGGCTACCGACAAGCCAATAGACTGAAGACTTCTATCGAACGCTTCGCCCGGCGTCGCCTGGGAAATCTGAACCCCGAGCCGCTGAACGGCAGTCCCAAACGCAGCCGCGTCAACGCCGGCCAGCTTTGCCGCGAGCGAGAAGCCCTGGAAGTCCTCGACGTTTATGCCCGTGCGCGCCGAAAGATCGCTAAGAGTATCCAGTGATTGGGTAACACTTGAGGCGAGCGATGTCACTTGCCCGACCGCACTTTGGAGCACGCCGCTTATGGCCTGAAAGCCGTCTACAATAACTCTTCCGATTTCAATGTTCGTCAGCAACTTGAGGTTCGCGTTTAGAGAAGCGACGTTTTTATCGGTCTTCCCTGCTGAGTCTGCCGCTTTGTCGAGCGATTCCTTGGCCTTCGCCATTGCTGCGGTATATGTTTCTTGCGAAATCCTGCCGGCCTTGAGCTGCGCAGACAGTTCACCAACAACCTGCTGGTACTTCTGGAGCGGGCTTCGGCTTGCTTCGGTTATTTTTGCCGCTTGCTCAAACGCCTTCGCTTCTGCTTCCGCCGCTGCCGTTAGCTTTTCAAACTCTACTGTGAACTGCGTCGCTCCGATCTCGCCGTCACGCAAAGCGTTTTGCAGCGTCTGAAGTTGATCCGCAAACTGGGCCTGAACCCTAGTTGCGGCATCTGATCCACTGGCAAACTTGTCAAACTGCGCCGTGACTTTGTCGGCGGCGTCCCCCAGGCCGACGAGCGCACGCTGGACGGGATCGAGCTTGAAGCCCGACGCGTCCGCGTTGATCTTCATCGCCAGCGATAGGACGTTTGCCACGATCAGCCGCCTTCAAGTTCTTGCTTCAACTGTTGGAGTACGTCGATGATTTGGTTCGCGTGCTGTGGCGGTTTCTCTATTGGCACAAAGTCTGACGGGCTGGGCGCTTGTCCTTTGCCCGAATACGGAGCCAGGATGGACGACACGAGGAGTCCTGTTTGCTGCCATTCATTAGGAATCGCTTGGTAGTACCTCGTGAACGCCATCCACTCCGCGAGCTCCCGCGTCGTCATGCGACGCTCGAGCTCCCCGACCGTCATCTTCAAATACCCGGCCAAGCGAAACAGGAATTGCCTCGCTGGCCGGAGGTTCAGTTTTTTGCCAAGTCCTCCACATCCTTCTCGGTCACGGCGTTGTGCTTCATCGCCAGATCGAACAGCCGGCTCATCACCTTCACGCTCTTGGTGCCGAGCTTTTCAACTTGGTCGTTTGTAAACAATGCCTTGCCGTCCTTGTCGCAGATGCACCGCACAAGCAACTTCGAACGCCAGTTCTCCATCTTTTCGCGCTTCTCAGCGAACTCACGCTGATACGCTTCCATTTCGCCCACGCTCATCACTCGCACGTAGACGGTGCCGCTCCACTCTGGAACCTCCACGGGTACGAGGCTCATGTCATTCGCCGCAAAAATCTGGTCAGCAGTCAGATCCATTTTTCACTCCTGAACAATCTTGAAGGTGCCTTTGTATCGCCACACGTCATTCACTTTGGCACCGATGTCAAGCGTCTGGAAAATTGCCTTGGTTGTGAAATTGACCGACACGACCAGAGACGTATTGATCGAATCGCGAGCAGTTCCGCCGATGGCAATCGTGGCCTTACGCCCCCACTGCCCAACAGAGCTAATGGCAGACCCGCTCAGGCAAGACACCTCAATCGTGCCGCAGTCCATCGACCAGGGCGTGGTGCCCGCTGCCGTCGACCCGCGAGACTGCGGAAGACCGTTTCCCTGTATCCACTTGAGCTCGGTGATCTCACCAAGCGCAGTGCTATCCCAGGTGGCGGTTACTCCAGCAGTGACGTGAGGCATTACGGTCCCCCGTCATAATCAACGAGCGATCGTGAGGACAGCCTGCCCGCGAATAGCGTCGTTGGTTGCCAGCGTGAGAGACGAGCTCGAAACGGTGTGGTAGCTCGCCGTGGTGCCGCCCAGCAGGGTGATGTTCGCCACAGTGATCTTGTAGGTGCCCGTGGCCGCGTCGTTGATGAGAACCTTGCCGATGTAGTCGAACGTGACTTGACGGCCCGTCGCGGCCTCGCCGCCGGTTGCCGGAACAACAAGCGGGCGATCCATCGTGGCAGCTACCTCGCCCAGCGTCTGGCCGAGGTGCGCAATGTCGATAGTGTTGTCAGCCGCATTCGGATTTGAAAAGGCAATGGCGATATTGGTGACGACATACGTGGAGGTCGCGCCGCCCATGCCAAGCGTAAGGATCGTCCCTGGGTTGCTGACTGCCGTATCATGCGGGGTTGCGAAAGACACGAGGCGTTCTCCTTATTACTCAGATTGCCACAAAATGCTGTACGTTTGCGTGACCGAATACACAGGCGGAAGGTCGCCGCCCGCAAGCTGAACAAACCCGTCAGACTCGCCTTGAATGGAAACGATGCTCACGTGTATGTAGTTTCCATAACCACCGCGAAAACCATCCAGAACCGCCCGGACGCGGTCGGCGATGTGTCTTACTGCCGCATATGACTCTGCGTAGATGTCGAGCGCCAGGGACACAACGGGCATTCCCAGCGGGCCGGAAAGCGTGCTCTCGCGGGTCACTCCCTGACGCCGCCACGTGGCAAAGGGAAGGGCGGCGGATGCCGGGGCAATGACGGGAAAAATGCGGTCGCCGAGAAGCGTCGCGACATCGGGGTCGTTTTCAAGCTGGTCGATCACCAACTGCTCAGGGATTTTTGTCATGGGAAAGCCGTCCCCTGCGAAGAACGCGAAATGGTCTGAATTGCCTGCTCCAGCGTCAGCCGCAGTTCGCGTTGAAGAATCTCGGCAACCGCTTGCTGCGACTCTCGGAAAGCCGTCTCCACGGGCGGGCGACCGCCGACGCCTCCAGGCGAAACAGGCGGAATAGTGATCGGGTTTTTCGACTTCTTGAAAAAGGCTCGCGGGTAAGCTGGGTCAGTCTGGACTCGCTGCCCTTCGCCGCCGCGTGGTACTCGCTGCGTCGGCTGCATCTTGAATGGGCCGAGCCGATTGAAGCTCGACGCGATATAGGCGTTTTGCCCACTGACAACGTGAGGCCGCACCTCCACCGCGGGCTTGCCTGGGATGCGACGGAGATGCCCCCGCCTTGCGTAAGGTTTATTGGAGAACGTGGCGACGACGCGCTGCTGGGTGCCGTTTTCCAACCACCACTGATGGAAGGCTCGATCCGGCCCAACGCGGACGCTGCCGCCTGCGGCGCTCGACGACGACTCGCGGCCTGCACGCTGGTAGCCAATCAACCCCACGGCCACGCCGTCTCTGGCATAGGTGACAACTTTTGATTTCGCGGCCCGCAAAAGGTTTCCGGTCGGCCCGACTGGAGTGACTTCTCGGAGCTTGTCGAGTGCCGGCTTCACGGCCTTTCGCATGATTGCTCCAAGTACGCGGGCTTGGTCCGCCTTGGGAAACAAATCGCCCAGCGCTTTTTCCATGCTTCGGAGTTCTTGCTGGTCGATGGTGATTTTGATGAACGACATCAATCCACCCTCTCCGTACAGAGCAGTTCATGCTCGCTGCGGTTTGCGTGCTCCAGGCACGAGGCGATCTCGAGCACCCGGCCACGCCAGAGCACACGCATCGTGGAGTTGAGGCCGGCGAGGTATCGCATACGCACTCGGTGCGTGATTTCCGTCTGCTGCTGGCCGCTGGTCAGAAACTCGCGAGCACTAATGCCGTCGACGCTGGCCCATCGCTGGGAAAAGGTCGCCCACGTTTGCGTAGACTCGCCAATGGCGTTCCGCGTCTCGGTCGCCTGCTGAATCGTGATCCGCTCGCGCAGGCGTCCTGGGTCAATCATGAGCCGTAGAGCACCAGAGTGTAGGACGCGGTTCCGGCAGTCGCGGCGACGCCGATCTCAAACTCGTTGTCTTCGATGCACTCGGACACGGCTACTTGGCCGGCACGCGAGTACAGCGTCATGGCATAGCCGACCGTGTCAAACTGATCGCTTGCACACCGCACGAGCTCGCTGCCGCCTGCCGAGAACGCCACGCGGCTGATGCTTGAAAACGTCACGAGGTCGCCAGCGGCGTCGCGATAGCCCGGCGAGTTGCAGTCGACGTTGATGACAGCCGTTCCGCAGGTGCCGGTGATGATGGCAATTTTGCCAAAGTCATACTCCGTCGCGTGCTGTAGCGCGATCGTCTTGAGCGACTTGACGTTCCCATCAGTAGTCGAGTCTGTGAACTGCACATCGACGGCAAACTTTCCTTTGATGCTCATCGGTAGGCACCCCACTTCGCACTATCGAGCAGGCTCTTGACGCCAAAAGGTATCTCGCTGAGGTTGACGGATTCCGCCGCCATGCGGCGTTCATACCAGTACCCCACAAGCCAGAGCACCGCCGACTTGAACCGCTGCGGCAGGCTCGACGCGTCACCGTCGCGGCCACCCCACCACGTGACCGTCACCGCGTTGTAGTCGAGCAGATGCGAGGGCCAGGAGCCGTTGTAGTTCGTCCGCAAGACGCCGGGCGTCGCGTCGCGGTCCACCCGGTACTCGCTCGTCGAAAGCACCGCCGTCGTCTGGTTTTCAAGCGTGTAGGTCACGACCACCGCGGTCGCTGTGCCGGCAGTCGCCATTGGCGGGCGGGGAAGCTCGATCTCGGTGGGAAACGAGTCGAGCGTCATCTTGTACCGCGTATGCACGAACGTCTCGTCGCAGTATGCCTCGCACCACTCCCTCGCCGCTGCAATCAGGGAGCCGATGTAGGCATCGTCGCTGTCAGTATCGACGCGGCAATGCTGCTTCGCCTCTGAGAGTGACACAGGCTCAGCCGCCGGCTGCGTCAGCGTCTTCAGACTTCGATACCGCACGCGGTCGCCCTCGCTTCCTCGGTGTCAGGTCGGCTCGCTCGCCTGCCGGCTCGACGCTCGCCGTCTCGATGAGGTCAAGCTGCCCGTCGCGTTCGGCGATGCCGTCACGAATGAGCCGCTTGGCCGTCTCGTCCTCACAGTCGATTACCGCGCCGACGCGATAGGTCGAGTAGTTCTTCCTCAGTTTTATTTTCACGATGGCGGCACACTCCACGCAGTTTTGGGTTTACCATTGGCGTTGTAGTCGCCTGTGTACTGAAACACGGGTTTCTGAAGGTCTTTGCCGGGCCAGACCGCCACCCACTCGCCATGCCCGATACAGACGCGAGGCGTGATGTAGAGGCGATTCCCTGCGGCCCTGAATTGCCGCCAGAAGTGAATGTCGGCGTCAATTCGTCCGTCGCCGTACTCGCCGGCTGCGTTAGGCTGGTCTTGAAACCAGGGTTTCGGCGTTCGCTTCAACGCCTTGGTTGAGATGAGCGTGCAGCCGAAGTGGGCCGAGTCCACCTCCTGCACAGGCTCCGCAAACCACGACATCGGCAGCTCCGTTGACCCACCGTCTGGCGGCTTGTCGAGCGTGCCGGGCAGCGTAAACATCGGGCGACCGTCCTCCCGTTTGACTTGCATCGGTGCCAGGGCGTCACACTGAAGCGCCAACGCTATCGACACCAACTCCTCGACGGTTTTGCGATCCCAGAAAGAATCCATGTCGGTGCACAAAATGAACTCGGTTGAGTCCACGAACTGCTCAATGCACCGCTGAAGCACTTGCCCCCAGAGGGCTCCCTGCCCCAGCGTAGGGCGGATGCCGAGCGGCATGAGCGCCTGAGCCCAGCCGAAGACATTCGCAAGGGGACCGAAGCGCGGCCCGCTCATCACGCACTCAATACGGACATCAACGTCGGTCGATCCCACCTTGACGATCATGAAGCCCTCGCAAAAGTAAATGGCGGATGCGGGAAAGTTCCGCATCCGCCACATACTGTCGCTGGGCTGTCAAGAACATCAGCCAGAATACTTCGACAAGACGCCCTTAGCAGAAGCCGACTCGGGGCCGACCTCGCCCCTTCCAAGCCGCGCCAGGATGGTCGTGGCAAGGCTGGTCGCCGGCGTGGCGTCGATCTTGAGGTAACGGCTCTTGCCGCGGCAGTCGACATCCAGCCGCACAACCGAAGGCTGAGCCGTCACGGCCACGCTCGCGGCGGGAGCCGCCACGGTGTAGACGCTAGAACCAGCCGTGGTGGTGTCGCCCTGCGAAAGCGTCAACACGTTGAGGATGCTCGCAGCGGTATTGGCCGGCGTGGCGCTCACCGCGACAACAACGTCAATCGACGCGTAGCTGTAGCCAAGGGTATCAATGGTCAAAGTCGCCGTGCCGGCTGCCGATGTGACAGTGGTGCCAACAACGGTTTTGGTGGCTTCGAGAAAGTTCAAGGGTCAGTCTCCTAAGTCAAAGGGAAGGTTCAGGCGAACTTGAGAGCCACCATCGGGCCAGCAGCGGTCGTGGAGCCCAGGTCGTGAGCAACCGAAGCCATGCGGGCCGTCGCAAAAGTCAAAAGCTGGTCGTACTCAATGAACCGGCTGGCGTCGGTCTTGATGCTAACTTCGCGGCGGATGCCCATCGTGGCGGCCTGCGAGAGGTCGCCGAACAGGCAGGCCACTTTGCCAGTCGTGCTAGTAAGAGCCGACTCAAGCGGATGCACAAGCACCACATCGAAGCCGAGGAACTGCAAGTTCGCACCGGCAGCAACGTCGGCCCGGTTGTTACCGGAAGCCGCCATCATCAGCCGCAGCATGGAGGAGCCGTAGCCCGCCGGGCTCACGTACCACTTCGCATTTCGATTGCGAGCATACAACGGGAGCTTCGCGACCACGTTCGTGAAGTCGAGCAGGTCGAGCGAGTCGAAGGTGGTATTTCCGCTGGCAGCCGTCACCACGCTGGCACTGTGGGTGCCATCAACAATCGCCGTCGCCACGCCCACGATCCCGTGGTCGGTGCCAGCCCCGGTTCCGACAAAGCCGACGCGGTCATACGTTTCTGCGAAGGCTTGCGCCACCTCGACTGCCATTGCATCAGCAAGGTCGATGACCGAGTCTTCGACGAGCGAGACAGGCACGCGGTTGTCGACGCCCCAGAGCTTGGCGACCAGCTGCACGTTGTCAAACGTCGCGTCGCTGGTCAGCGGGGCGGCGTTCTCGCCGATGGCACGAGCCGAGAGCCCGCCCGTTCGACGAGCGATGAGCAGCGTGTCGCTGTTCATCGTCACAACGCGAGCGTTGGCTTGGTACGCCCCATACTCCTCAACGAGTCGGACGATCTCGCCAGACAGCTCGGGATTCGTCAGCGCACCGCCGAGCGAATTGATCCCGCCGGACTGGGCGCGGGTTTCAACGCCGTGATCTTCGCACCACCGGCGAGCCTCGGCGTCACCAAAAAGCGTGGCACGAACCGACATGCCGGCGCGGTACGCCGACTCGGCAGAGCGAAACGCCTTGAGGGGGCGGTGATTCTGAACCGGAAAAATCTTCGCGCGGCTTTCCACGGCGGGAGCCTCCTCGGGGGTCTCGGTCTTTGTCTCGACCTTGCGGGCAGGAGCACCACGCTCCAGCACGGCGCGGAGCTCAAGCTCCTTGGACTGAACGCGAGACAGGAACTCGATCCGCTCGCGGAGCTTGTCGGCCTTAGCTTCAAGGGACCGGAGCGACGCCTCTTGCTCTTCGGTCATCGGCTCGGCAGGGGCCTCGCCCTCGGGGGCGTCTTCGGTCATCGCTTCCATCTCAGCAACGACGGCGGCCAGTTCTTCGAGCAGTGCCTTGATCTTGTCCACGAGGGAAGCTCCTGTGCGGGGTGTGGCGACCAATCGCCGCCTATCCCGAACCTATGGAGCCAGTCTCAAAACCCCGCAGTTACGATGCGGCGGCAGTAAAAGACTTCGTGCGGCGAATCTCACCGCCGTGCACGATCTGCTTGTCGGTGTTGCCGCACCGATTGCATCGCAAGTAGCGAGTCTGATACTCGCCACTGCGCTGACTTGAGGCGACCGCAAGGCGACCCTTGCGGCACTTTGTGCAGGAGTCGCCGCTACTTGCTGCCATACTTCCCCAGGAAATCGCGGTAAAACGCGGCCCGCGTCGCCATGTGTGCGGCAGCCTTGCGGTGCCGCTGCTGCCCGTTCCGAAAGTGCTGGTAGCTCCGCTGTGCAACCTTCACATCGGCATCGGGATACGCGGGGAACGTCACCGGGCCAACATCGAGAAGCGAGTCAATGCGTTGAATCGTGCGAATGCTTCGCCCGTCCTCCACGCTCCACGAGTCGCCGCCGCTCGGCACAGTGAACGAGAACGACGAGCCCTTGACGATGCCCGCGCGGATGTTGCTGGCGATGTCCCGCCCGTAGGTCGTGTCGGGCACCGGAAACTCGTAGCGGAGCCCAACCTCGTCGACGCTCATCTTCAGCGTGCCGGGAAAACGGGCCAGTGGGAAATTGGCGTCGTGGTTCCACAAAGCCCTTGTCTCGAGCGGCTGCCGCCGGCCACGCCGCTCGCTGACGATGCCGAACGCACCGGGGTCAATCCGCTCCACAAAGTCCCCGAGCACGAGCGAGTTGACGCCGAACTTCGCCGCATAGCCGACGATCCACTCGCGCTCGCAGGTCTCGCCCTCTTCACACCGCGACTCGACGGCCAGCAGCGGAACCGCTGACTCAACCGTGTCGATCGCTAGGGACCGGCGTTCAATGTTGCCCATGATGCTCCTCGCCTCCTCGTCTGCTGCTTCGATCTGCTTGGTCAGTTTGCTCGCCCACGCTTGGCCGGGGTCGCCGCCCCAGAGAGCCCACGCGATCCGGCCCGCACTCGGGAACCCGTCTTGTCCTGGGCTCCAGCCTTCGCCTTGCTTGTCCACTTCGTGTCGGGCGAAGTAGCTCGCCATCCGCTTCGCCGTGTCGGGCGAGATGTTCGTTCCGTTCGAGAGGTCGCGGGCGCGAGCCACGCCGACAGCCGTGCCTCCGCGGCCGTGTTCGTCTCGCCATGCAAGTCCTTTCGCCGCCTCCTCGCGGACGCCGGCGGGCGGGCTGAAGTCGATGTGGTCATACTTAGCCATAAAGTCAGGCTACCGATGGTTGCCCCGTGGCTTGCAGTTCCATAGACTTCGCAGCCATGCCCAAAATCAACCCAGACGAGTACGTGAGCGTTGGGACGGCCGCAAAGCTGGCAGATGTGTCCAGGCTCTGGATGAGGCAACTGGCCTCTACAGGCAAAGTGCGGGCCTTCAGAATCGAAAATCAGTGGTTCATTCGCCGGGCAGATGCCGAGCGGTTCAGCCGGCACCCCACGGCCGGAAGGCCCCGCGAATAGCCGTTTCTCACGGTACTAAGTGTCCAGTCGGAAATACTGGAAACTAGGCCGTTTTTAGGGGCGATTTTTTCTGTCTCACCCTCTTGCTTTGGTATTGCCGATTGGATATATTGGTGGTGTGAGGGATGAGTGATCGAGAGGAAAGGAGGCTGGTGATGGAAAAGGGTGATCGAGTTCGCGGGAAGTATTTCGGGGCTGAGTTCTCGGGCGTCGTTCAGGGCGTCTGGTACTGGCACGGCTGGCAAAAGGGAAACGATTCGGTGTTCGTGAAGCTGGATTCGCCGATCGTGGTTCACGGCGAGAAGCGTGACGCGATTTCTGTGAGTAGTCCGAAATACGGTTACGTGCGAAAGGAGGCTTGAGATGAACGAAGCTGTTCTGAATCACTTCCGCGAGTTGGCTGCGGCGATGGCTGGCCCAGAGCCCCAGAACTGGCAGTGGGTCGGCCAGCACATGAGCCAGCGGATGTTCGGGATCACCGAGAAGCGGGCCAAGGAGTACGCGGCCCAGTATGGCGGGGAGGCCAATCAAATGGTCCCCCAGCCTGCGGCGTGGGAGCTTGAGTACGAGAAGGTTGTCGCGGCTGCAGCCGCCCAGAAAGGAGAGTGAGCGATGTCCAAGGCAGTGACCGTTGAGCTTTACAAGAAGGCGACCGGGCGAAACGTCCCGAACGAGTACCTCGTGAAGCGTGGAGATGTTGTGGTTGGCGTCATTTACAAGTACGCCAACACCAAGACCGAGCAGTTTCCGTGGACCGCCATCAAGGCATACACCGGGGAACTGATCGGTCACTACTGGGGTCCGAACGCGAAGATGATGGCAGTGATGGCGGCAAGTGGCTGATTCTCAAACAAGAAAGGACGGTGGAAGATGAGCGCTTTCCTTGTCAGTGACGACCACATCACCGCGATCTGCTGCTTCGCGGATAAGTGCCGAGGGGCCGGGTTCCCGCAGCATGGCAAGTTGTTCCAAGTGTTGAAGCAGGCCAACCTGAACGCCCTGACCGATCGCTACGGCGACCCGGCTGAGGAGGCGGCCGAAAAGGTTGGCAGGCTTGACCTCGAGCTTGTCGAGATCCTCAAGGCCGCCCAATGCCTTGAGTACCAGTGCTGCGATTGGGACCAGTGGGATGGCAGCGACGCAGAGAAGTATCTGCGGTGGATCAAGAACGCTGCGGTCGGAAGGCTGCCTGGATACGCCGAAGCCAACTGGGAGGTGCCCGCCGGGGCCGCCCGGTATGGCCGGCGGCAAGTGATTCTGTGATTTCCCAACAACGAAAGGAAGGTGAACCATGACCATGCGGGAAAGGATGGAGCGGCGAGCGGAGTTGCGGCATGAGTGGGCCGCGAAGCGGGCCGCCAAGGCGGGCGCGGCGTTTCAGACCGCCAAGACGGTCGCCGACGGAATCCCGTTCGGGCAGCCGATTCTTGTCGGCCACCACTCCGAGCGCAGGCACCGACGTGACGCCGCTCGAATCGTGGCAAACATGAACGCCGGGGTGGAGTCGGCCAAGATGGCCGACGAGCACAGCCGGAAGGCCGCCAACATTGAGCGGGCGCTCAACCGGACGATCTTCACCGATGACGCCGATGCCGCCGAGCAGCTCAAGAGGCGGATGGCCGATCGGGAGCGAATCGTTGAGCGGATGAAAGTGGTCAACAAGGCGCATGCCAAGTTCCAGAAGACCGGCGTCATGCCTGACGGGCTCAGCGAGGCAGAGGCAGAGCGGATTCGAAACTACGTCCCGCAATACTCCTGGGAGCCTCATCCGTACCCGCCCTACGCCCTGTCGAACCTGCGGCAGCAGATCGCTGCAGACCGGAAGCGGCTCGCCCTCGTTGAGCAGACGGCGCAGCGGTCAGAGGCGGCCCAGGAGGCAGCGGGGGGGGTTCTGATCGAGGGCGGCGAGTTTGTCCGAGTGACCTTTGCCGAGAAGCCGGCACGCGAGGTTCTGAATGATCTCAAGGCCGCGGGGTTCCGGTGGTCGGGCGGTGGCTGGATTGGCTATCGGGCGCAACTGCCCGCAGCAGTGGGGTGACGGGTCGCCGGGTGGCACAGGGCCGCCCGGTGTGGTTCGGTGAGGCAAAAGGAGGTGACACATGGGGATGCACTTTTTCCACCCGGAGATGGGCGAGAAGCGGCGCGAGGATTCGCAGATTGAGGCCCACCTGGGCCACTACGGGAATCACTACTACATCGAGACGCCGCTCGTCTTGAAGGGTCGCGGCATCACTCACACCGGCACGCTTACCGCTGACGCACTGACGCCTGCAGCCCAGCACAAGGCCGGATGGCATGAGTACGTGGTCACGATCCGCGCGATGGAAAAGCTGGCCGAGCAATACGTCGTGACCGGCGAGATGCTGCTCTGAGCGGAGGGCGTTCTAGATTCAGCGGTGGTATGATGCGGAATCACAGGAGACGTATCATGGCACTCGATGGCGATGCGCTGAATCAGCTCTTAGGCGATGCAATCATGGGCAAAGACACGCCCAGCATCAAAGGCGATGAGGCAAAAGCCTACTTTGAGAAGGTCAAGAAACAGGTCGCGGAGATGATCGCCAACGGGCAGTCTCCCGACATGCTTCTTAACTAGCGGGCCTTGCGGATAGATCTCTTGCCGCGCTTGGCTTTATCCAGAAAGCGCTTGTAGGCGGCCTTGTCGAGTACCTCGAGGGTTGTGCCACGCGCCCGGGCAATGAGCACGGGCTTGCCGCCGCTATTGGTGTCGTAGAGGTCGCTGCGGTCAAACAGTCCGCGGCTCACGGCCTCGGGCCAGATTTCAGATACGCGAGCGTGCGTTTCGCGGATGGCGTCCGGTGGCACTGCCCTGCCGGTCTTGGCGGCCCTGGCGTTAGATCTTTCTACCGCAAGTTCCGTGTCGCAGGTCACGTAGTCGGCCTGCACTTTGTAGCCGCGATCCTTGAGCACGCGAACTTGCTGATCTAGCTTGTCAATGCTGTTGTCGCCAGTGCCATCCCACACAACGTCTTGCCCGTTTCTGGCAGCGGCATTCATGACCTGCTTGTTCAGGTATGAAGACTCCTCGTGAGCGACCCTAGCCGCACGATGATCTCCGGCCGCCAATCCAGCACGATACTCCGGCAGATCCTCCTTTAGGTCGTCAGGATTTGACAGGACGTGCTTGTCAGGATGCTTCACGTCTCCGCTTTTGATGATGCTGCTTTTTCCGGCCGCCGGCCCGCCGCCCATCATGTAGAGCGTTGGCTGTTCTGATCGTGGAACGCCAGCGGTCGCGTCGGCGATGATCTCGCGGTGCATCGCCTGCCGCTCTGGAGTCCAGTCGGAAGGCTTGTCGGGAGGCATGTATTGTCCGTTGCTGTCGTAGCGCGGCTCCGAAACAGTGTGCCGCACGGAGGTGTGGTCTTCGCTCTGCCGAACCTCCGGGTAGTCCTCAACACGCCTAGTCTTCCTGTGCGACTCTCTCTCGTCGTGAGCCTTACTCCCCTTCACATGTGCCGGCCCATCTGCACCGCCGCCGCCGGAATCCACCGAGTCGCTGCCGGCACCAGCACTTGAGTCGCCGCTGCCGCTTGAATCACTCCCTCCGCCGCCGCCCGCACACTTGTTTCCTGGCTTGAACCCGCCGGCACCGGTTCCGCAGTCTCGCCGCTCAATGCCTGCCTGCACTGCCCGCAGAATCCGAACGCACCGCAGCACGGCGTCGGCGTCACCGACTCGCGATGGGCGGAAGACGGCGATCACTTTTTCCGACTCCGCGATTTCGGCTTGTCGGCACAATCTTCGCAAGGTTTCGGCGGCTTCACCGTCTGCGGCGAATCGTCCACCCACACGTCAACGTCAATGCCGGCCGCCTTTGCCGCGTCATCCTTGAGCGTCTCGCCGCCGACCAGCAGCACCTGGGAGAACGCCTCCGCGTACTCGCCTAGCGTCTGCGTCACTTCGTCGCGGTCTTCCTCGGGGCGACGGGAGACCATCACCACGCTGTTGCCGTCTGCTACCGCCTTGCGGGCGAACTCGCCCCACAGAGCGGGGTCAGCCGCGAACGTGCGGTCGAAGTCCACCGAGATCGTCATCGCTCGGCTGGCCGGCAGGGAGGCAACGAGGGACTCGGGCAGCACCGGCTCGGGCTCTGGCTCTGGCTCTGGCACCACCACGCCAGCGAGAATGGTGTCAACCATCACCTCGGGCGTCTGCGGGAATGCCGCCTGGAGCAACGCCTTCGCTGCCTCAATGGTGATGACGCCTTGACGGTATTGGTCAAGGACACCGAGCACAGTTGGGGCATCCGCCGGGGTCGCCGGCTCGTCGACCACAATCTCCTCAGCCACGGGCTCGGCCGCGGGAGCCATCGCCAACTGAGCCGCTGCGTTCGCCTGCTCAAGCGTCTGCATGTTCAGCGGCACCACGCGAATGTCGCCGCCATCGACGGGGTTCAGATTCTCGAACCCGCGAATCTCGTTGACGCTGAAGACGCCCAACTGAGCCATCGTGTTGTAAAACGCCGAGCGCCCCGCAGCGTCGGCCCGCAGAGCACCGCGAACGTCGAACTCAGCGAACGTCTCGTCGTCGGTCAAGAGGTCGCGGGTAATGGCAGACTCAAACCGACGCAACCACGGCATCAGTCCATTCTGCACGTAGTCGAGCGACTGCTGCTCGATATTGCTGAACGAAGAACGCGAGAGGTCGCCAATGAGGTGAGGCGGCACGCCGTAGATCCGCCCGCAAATCTCCTCGACCTGAAATCGCCGCGCCTCGAGAAATTGGCTTTCCTGATTGTTCCCGCCATAGGCGTCGATCTTCAGCCCGCCTTGAAGCACCGCCACGCGATGACTTCGATCTGGGCCGCGATGGGCACGCTCCCACTGGTTTCGCGTGTTCTCGGCAGCCTCGGGCGAAAGCATCTGATCGGTCGTAAGCACAAGCCCAGGCCGGGCTCCATTGCCGAAGAACGCCGCCCCGTGAATCTCCAAGGCGCGAGCCAGCCCGATGGCATCGCCAGCAATGTCCACCGGCACCATCCCGTTCACGCCGTCGTCAGAAAGCCACCGCAGGTGCATGATGGCGTCCTGCGAATAGACGGTCGATGAGCCGCCAGTTTCGCGGTACGTGTACCGCAGCCGTCCGTTCTCCAGCCGCTCGACTCGCATCCGCGAGGGATGAAGCGGAATCAACTGCCGCAACTCCCCTGCCCCACGAATCTCGCAGTATGCGTTGCCGTGCGTGAGTAGGTGGAGCATCAAAGTCTCTCGCCACTCGTAGCTGGTCTGCCAGGAGTTCGGCGTGTCGTGCAGCACGCGGTAGAGCGGGTTGTCGCGAGCAAGCTCTTTCCCGCCGCCGGCCATCCGCCGGTACAGATGCAGCGGCAACCCGGCGACCGATGCCGAAAGCACCCGCACACAGGCGAGCACGACCGTTGCACGCAAGGCCGACTCTGGATCAATCCGCACGCCTGACGGGTTGCGACCGCCAGATGCCCAGCCGCCAGATTCGTAGTCCCAACTGCGGGCGTCGCCTTCAGGAAGCCAGAGGATGCGGTTTGCTGGTGCGATCATAGGATGAGGATGGAAGGCTCCATTGCCGGCCCTTTCACCTCTTGCGACGCGTGAACGCCGAGAGCCATGACGAGGGCCACGATGCCGTCAATGCGTTCGTTACTCTTTGCCTTGCTGGGCTTGATGTTGCCGTTGTGGTCCTTCTGAATCGCCACGTTCCCGGCCTGCCACGCGAGCACCGGATGCCCGCCGTGCAACAGCTTTTCCGAGACGACAAGCGACTCAAGAACGAGGCTCGGCCCTGACATTGAGCCGTAGCCCTGCCCATAGCCTAAAAGCTGAAGCCCGTCTCCGCTCAGTTGATTCACAAGCTGCGTGGCATTCCAGCGATCCACCCCGATCTGGCGGATGTTGTATTTCTTGGCGAGTTCGTTGATGTCCGAACGAACTTGGTCGAAGTCGGTGACGTTCCCCGGTGTCAGGTGCAGATGGCCTTGGCGAGCCCAAACGTCATAAGCCACCTTGTCCCGCCGCACCCGATCCCGCATGTTCTCCTCTGGAATCCAGAAGTGAGGCTCCACCCAATACTTTCCACCCTCAAGCGGAAACAGCAGCACAAATGCGGTCGTGTCAAACGTGGTCGCGAGATCAAGGCCCGCCCAGCACTCGCGACCATTGAGCGTCACCGGGCATGGCTGCCCGCCCCGAGCCCAGTGATCCATCCGCAGCCACCTAGTGTCTTGCTCGGTCCACTGGTTCAAATACAACTGCCGGAACGCGTTTTCATATGTCGGCATCTCTACGGCTCGGGCACACTCGCTCCGCAGAAAATCGAGATTTACCGACACGCCCAGATTAGGGTTGGCAATCGCCCATGTACGTTCGTCCTTCCAATCGGCATCAATCGGAGCCGCGTAGATGGCAGGCAGGAAAGTTTCATCCTTGACCGCCCCCGCTGCCACCTGCTCCGCGTATTTCCACACCTCCCAGCAGACGCTCTTGCGGTCATAGCCAGCCGTGGTCAATGCCACCGTGAGCGGCTGCCGCCTTGCCCCCTGGCTCGACAGCATCACCTCCCACATCTCGCGGTCGCTGACATGCAACTCGTCGAAGATGACGCCGTGCGCCGAAAGCCCGTGCTGAATCCCAGCCTCGGCAGACAGTGCCTTGTAGGTGCCGTGCGTCTCCTCCCGCACAATCGCGTTTCGGTATACTTTCAAGTGTTTCGACAGCACTGGCGACTGCTCGACTGCAATCCTCGCCATATCGAAAACAAGGCGAGCTTGGTCGCGAGACGCGGCGCACGAGTAGACCTCGACGCCGGGCTCATCCTCGAGCAAGAGGCGTAGGGCAATGCCGGCGCACAGGCTCGACTTGCCATTTTTCCGAGGGAGGGCGAGCAGCGATGTTCGCACGGTTCGCTTGCCGTCTTTCTCCGCGAACAGCGCCCGCACGTAGTCGCGTTGCCAGGGCTGAAGCGCAAAAGGCTTGCCGCCTAGCTCGCCTTTTGCGTGCGTGAACAGCTTCTCAAAGAATCGCACCGCACGACACGACGCGCATCGGCAATCACCCGAACAGGATGGCGTCTGCCGCTTCGTCTTCCGGGCTCTTTTCGTCAACGGCGGAAACCCTCGCCAGTGCAGATGCCGTCAGCCCAAACTCCGCTGCGAACTTCAACATCTGATTCCGTGCGTCTCGCTTTCGCAGCCAAGCCGGGTGATTACTCACTCTACCTTTGTCGTCCATGATGGTCGTGCCGTTTGCCTTGAGTTCGGCATCGGCCTGGACCATGTCGGCAAACGAGTCGCAGTAGGCGGCGAGCGTTTGTTGATGCCGCGGGCTCATCACCTTGCTGGCTTCCAGCATCGGCACGATTCGATCCCACTCTTCGCGGGCGACATCGGCCAGCCACGCCGGAGCCGGTGGCACGCCGGGCGGGGCGTCGATGCCGCGAGCGTGCGGCCCGCGGATACGGGAACCACGGATTTTGAGGATAGCTTTTGGTGTTGGTTTGCGTCCTTTTCCCATGGCAAAAATCAAACTCCCAATTTCAACCAAGCGCACAGAGGCA